TAGACAGCATTACCTGTTATCGCAACACGCTGCGTCAGAGCGGCTGAACCATTGATTACGTAAATTCCTTGCGCTCCCGCATTTCGAATTACGTTTGCCGAAATGGTTACATCAACAACATCCAGCGTTGAACCGCCTAATTCAATGCCTGCGTTTGCAGAATTTATAATTGTGTTGCCAACTACGCTTCCAATAGTCCCACCACCAATTTCAATCCCAAAACCAATAGCATCTTCAACAATGTTATTGTTACAAACAAATGTCGCGCAGTTGTCTATTGAGATTCCGTGAACACTTACACCCAAAGCAGATGGGCTGCATCGAACATAATTACCAAGAACACGATGGCGAGCGGCACTGCGTCCTGTAGTAATACCAGGGCGATCCGCAATAAGAAGACCAAAATTTTCGACTCTGTTGTTTTCTATAAGCGTGTCGTCAACATAGTCTTGGCAGATAATGCCGTGAGTTCCGGTGTTAGTGACTAAGTTGTCAATAAATCGAATATTGTTTGAGTGCGATCCGGCCTGTGCCAAAAAGATAATCCCAGCGCCGGCCGGTGAATCAACATGCACATTTCGGATTTCAATATTTGAAGACCCCGTACCGTTAGCAGGAGAATAAATGGCGTTGTTAGAGGCAGAGGTGTACGTGCTTTTATTTCCGTCTATTTTGAAGTCACAAAGCGTTACATTTGCAACCCCATCTAACAGAAATCCGTTGATGTTTGCATAAATTTTGACAACAGTTTTGTCACCATCACCATGAATTGTTTGATTGCTTTGCGCCGTCAATGCAGTAGTAATCTTGTAGGTTCCGCTTGGGGCATAAACTGAACCTGCTCCGCTGTTAATCGCCGTCTGAATTGCCGCCGTTACGTCGATTGATGCAGTGTTGGCTTTGACATCAGCCACTTGAGCCGTCGTCATAAAGTTAAACACACTCACACTCTCCCGCAACTTAGCCTGAACCGTCGTAGCCACGGCTCCGGTGCCTGCGGGGGTGTAAGACACATTTGCAGACGACATGAACTCAGTGTCAACTGGTGCTGAATACACCACGCTTCCATTGCGGTTCTGCACCTGGATGCTGTAGTCGCTGTTGACGTAAAGCCTGGCAGGTGTTCCGTTGTTGATTGGATAGCCACCCAGAGTGCGAATAGGCTGTGCAGCAGGTATCGTCAGCGCTGCATCCCAATACACATTGATGGGGTTACCAATAGGGCCAAGGTTGGCTATGCCGATGAAGATGTAGCCATTTTCCAATGGCTGACCGTCGATATCAGTGAAGATGGGGAATGGAGTGGATACAGACACAGTTGACATTGTTATTCCTTTATCAGAATAGATTGCTTGTTCAGAGAATTAGGCCGGTGGCGGTGTGGGTCATGGCGCTGTGCGGGATTTTAAGAGTTGAATAATAGTGGTCATGGTTTGTACATGGGTCAAACAAAATACGTAAGAGAAAAACCCATGTTGCCGCTGTTTGTCCATTGCGCCGCAGTCATCGAAGTGGTGCCTGTAGCGGAACCCCATATCTGAAGGTCAACATATTGTGTTCCCCCGTCAACGTAGCCAGTTACATGCGTCCCTGCTGTTATTGAAAACCCGCCGCCATACCCTACCAGGAGCGCAGACCGGCCACCCGCCCCAGTTCCAACCACAAATGGAAGGCCTCTAATTCTGATTGCGCCCGCCACTAAGCCAAGACTGGTGGTGGCGATGTTTCCTGTTACCGTTACTTGGCGGCCAATCCGTGTCCACTTTCCATTGTTTGAACCCGCCCCGCCCATAGTCGCGTCGTTGGTGCCATCAGATAAAACAGGTGTCCAATCACCAGTGGCGTAACCCACCAACTGACTGCTTGTTGCCAACCCCGAAAAATCAGTCGGTGCGGAGACATTGTTTAACTCGTAGACGTTGCTTGCACCGCTTGCCTCTACAACGCCAGTTGTGCCTGCTGCAATAATGTTGTAGCTGACTTTTGAATTGTTGAGGTTTGCAGTCTTGACACCGTTGACAGCACCGGCTACGTTGTTCTGTAAGATTGTGCAAACGTCATAGATATACGATCCACCAAGGTTAATGCTGGCATTGCCCGTGTCATACGCTTGGCATGTCCAGGTGATTGTTCCGTCAACGACAGTGACCCCAGGCGTAGTCGGCCACGTTGGCTCTGTGCTTCCAGAAACACCCCCTCCGTTGGTGGTGTAATAGCGGCTATTTCCGACAGTAGGCTTGACAATGGAAACAGTGGGGTAGGTTGTTGAAGCCTGCCACGCTGGAATGTTGGCAATTGGGTCTGCAATACCAAAGCCTGTAATCGTGTTGCCAGAAACGTCGATGTACTTGTTAGAGCCTGTGGATGGGGTGATCTGAATGCCGTGCGTTACAAGAATGCCACTCAAGTTTCCGCACACCATTGTGTTGTTGCGAATCGTGGTGTAGTCAAAGACGCCTGTGCCATCAAAGATAGACACACCACTTTGCCCAGCGTTTAAGAACGTGTTGCCAGAAACATCATTTCCACCGCCCAAACGACAAGAAGCACCGCCGCCGTAATTTGTGAAGTTGTTAGTAATCTTGTTGTCAGCGCCATCGCAGCGTAGTGCCGGGCCAACGGTTCCTTGCTGGTTGGTTCCAGGTATGGTTCCAGAATTTCCCAGTACGGAGTTTCCTGTAACAATGTTTCTGCTACCGGTTAAGTACGCCAGTTTCTCGTATGGTCTAGTAGCAATGTTTCCCTCTATCAAGCAATCGCTTGTTGCATTAAAAAATACGCATTGAACAAACATCCCGCCAGTCCCTGAAGGATAAAACTGGTTATTACTAATAATATGTTTTCCACCTCCTGTGGCTCGGACTGCAAAATATGCAGTGTCGCTGTATGCAACTGGGCCTCCGGTAAAGTTTGAGTTTGTAACTTTTGCGTAAAAACAAGAATCTAGGTGGATTCCGATCTTGTGTGGGGTATCGATGATTGGCCCATCAAAAGTGAAGGCGTCACCTGTCACTCGCGCCAGACTTGGCATCGTTGCGTCGGTGCCAGTGTTAACCGAATTGACCGTGCCGTCGCCAATCAGTTTTCCCCCACCAACAAACGAAACATCGTCAGCGGTTACGTAGAAGATCGTCGGGGGATTTGCTTGAATAGCCCCAAAACTTGCTTTTACGTCACCCTCAAACACCACCGTCATTCGCTTGTTGATTTCAACGGCAGCACTGAGGCCTCCGCTTGTATCAATCAGATAAAAAGAAGCATCAGATGGTATTACTAGGGTTGCTCCAACAGGAACAGCGGCGACTGCCGCCTTGAACGCAATAAGGTTGGCAGAACCTGTTGCAGTTGAGCTTGCCCCAAAGTCTTTTACACTCACACTCTCCCGCAACTTGGCCTGAACCGTAGTTGCAACAGCGCCTGTACCGGCGGGGTCATAGACCACTTGGCTTGCGTTGGTGTTTACAACAACTTCATTGTATCGCTCAGTTGCAGTCAATGATGAGTACAAGTCAAAGCCATTGCGGTTACGAACCTTGATGCTGTAGTTGCTGTTAACGTACAGACGACCAATTGCACTACCGTTTAGCGGATAACCGCCTCGGGTGCGTACAGGCTGCGTGACGACCTGCGTTAATGCAGCATCCCAATATGCCGTTAATGGCGTTGAGATAGGATCAGAACCAGCTACACCAATCCAGATGAATCCGTTCTCAAGAGCCGTGCCATCGCTATCGGTAAATGTGGGAAATGTGGGCTGGATGCTGAGAGCGGTCATTATTGGTTCTCCTGATCAAATTGTCGGCCGGCTTGCGTTGCAGTCTGCAACCACTGGATTCTTGAATCAAGTGCTTTTGGCAGCTTAACTGCATCTGCAAAATTCTGGAAGGATTGTGACATGGCCGTGCGACGAAGGGCAGCTGCGCTTGGTGCTGGTTTGGTTGCCGCTTCGACTGCAAGTTTTTGGAATGCCTCATCAGCAAACAGCTTGCCGGCCGCTTTAACTCGTTCCTCTGCACCTGTTGACATGAATTTGATAATGTCAGGGGCCACTGCACCGCCGCCAGGAACCATGCCTGTGACTGTCGTAACAATGCGCTGAGTGATAGTGCTGTCCATCACCTTGCCAATAAGTCCTTCAGGGTTTGCAAATGCTTGATTTGCCTTGCCGGTGGTCAGCACATTGGCCCTGGCCTCAGTGACACGCTTGGATACCTCAAACAGATCGCGCAGCACGTTTGCTGAATCTTTGCCAAGTGTCTCCACAATCGTCTTGTAGACAGGCGGATTAGCACGTAACTTGGGGTAAATGTCAGCAAATTCTGAGAAGCCAAAGCCGCCTTTTTCTGCGCCTCGGGCTGATCGTGTGACGGATGCCAGTGCTGTGGCAATTGTTTCTTTGCGTAGGTCTTCAGGAACAGCTTTAAGCAGTCGGTTGAACTCACCCGCATCACCTTTGGCTGCGCCTGTGATGGCAGTTCGCATTTTGTTTGCTACGCTGCCTTCAATGTCCTGGCCAAAAGCATTCACAATGCGTTGACCTAATGCGCGCTCTTTGGCGTAAATCAGATTGGCCGCACGCAGTTGCTTGCGTAGTTCCTCGCCACCGATATTGCCCACGTTTGTCAGTTGATCGTCAGCAAGTGCAGCATACAAGCGCTTTAGGTCTGCCTCGGCCATGCTGCCGTATGGTGACTCCAACTTGTCAATAGCTTTCCCGATTAGCGTTTTCTCGCGCTTGAGCCTGCCGTAAGTGACATTGCCTTCTTCAATCATCTTGGACAGATTGCGCTCGGCAGCCGACATACCTTTTTCGCCAACTTCAGCTTTAACAGACGCAAGAATTTCTTGGAGTTTTGGCAATTCAACTACTGACGTTTTTGGAACTACTTCGTCAACGGAGTTGTAAATTTTGCTTGCTTGTGCATTTAGGTCAGATCGAGTTGCTGTCAGTGAGTCTTTGATTTTCTGCGAGACTACGCCAGGCGCTACTGCACCTTCAACAAAGGTGGCATCAAACTGCCTGATTACCTCGTCAGCCTTGTCCACGGCCTGTGAAACGGTGGTGCGCCATGCTGCCTCTGCTTCGCTTGCTGCGGCTGAACGGGTTAGTCCTGCGGCTGCTCTCACCTGTGGGCTATCGCTGAATACGTCAGCAGGTAGTTTGATGCCAAGTCGGTCGGCTGCTTCTTTGGCTCCAACATTGATTTGTGCAAGATCGGCCAGCTTGTTGCGTGCTGCTGCTGCACCAAAACCCGTGCCAGATGCTTTCTGAACAAGATTATTGACAACCTCTGTGGTCACGGTGGTGGTTGCAGTTGGGGCGGCGGCTGGTGCTGCTGTTGGTGCAACAGGCGGTGCTTCTGGCGTTACAGGTGGCGCTTCAAAGGTAGGTTCAACTCGTGGGGCAGGAGCAGGGCCAGGACGTGGCATAACCCTCTGTGCGCCGCTTCTGACTGCTTGGACTACTGGTGCCCCAACTCGCTGCAAAATTTGCCCTGCTGGGCCTGTAGCCGCTGCCATGCCTATCTCAGCAAGTTCACCTCGACCAACATTGCCACCAGTTGCCGCTTGGCTTGCTTCAATAGCTGCTTGCGTAGCGCCAGAACCAAGGATTGCGCCTGGAATAGTTCTTGCAGCGCCGGCCGGTGTGAATGCTGCTATGCCACCAATGGCTCGGGGAATGTCTCCCATTGTGAAGCCAGGCGTGATTGCATATTCTTTCTGATCAACCGACGAACGCAGCAGGTAGTTTCCCTTGGCATCTTGGCGAACTTGCACACCGGGGAAATTGGCTTGCAGGATCTGCACCGTTTCCTTGGGGTTGCTCATCATCGTGCCAAGCGCAGATTTGAACGATGCCATGTTCATCTGGTTCATTTCTGGCATTGATGTCCACTCTGGGAGCGTTTGCGTCTCAGGTGTTGCGCGTCTTGCCCCTGTAATCTGCTCGGCTAAACCTTCAAAGAATCCCATCTGAGGCTGTGCTGCTGGGGCTGGTGCAGCTGGTACAGGGGCTGGTGCAGTAATAGGGGCAGCGATGGGGGCAGATGCTGGAGAAAGTGCAGGCATAGCACCAAGATCAACCGTAACGCCTTTGCGTGCTAATTCACGGCCAATTGATTCAAGATCACCTTGCGCTCTTGTGTCGCCGGCCTGAACTCTATCTTGTGCTTTTTGGAACTCCTGCGTCAAAATCTGAATTGCATCTTTGTCACGGTCAACTTGTTGAGTGGGCGTAACTTGTGCGCTTGCAGCCTGAGCAGATGGTTGTGCAGTTGCGCTACCAGCACGAATTGCCGAAACCCGTGCTTTCAGATCAGGCGAATCTGGTGCAACATCGTCGGGAATGTTATTGATGGTGATGCCATCTTTGGTAGTGATGGAATATGGCATATCAGTAATTCACCGTTACGTTTCGTTGACCAGCAGCAGGGCGAGTTGCCGCAGCAGGTGCTGGTGGCATCGGTGTTGCCGCTGGTGAAGTCTGCGCAACTGGTGCAACCTCGGTTGGCGTGTAAAAAATGTTGGCTGTGTTTAGTCCGTAGCCTGTGGCAATACGCTCAAGTCCAGAACGCACTGTTTTTTCACTTTCCAAAGCGCTGTTGTACAGGCCCTTGGCTTGACCCTTGAAGGAGTTTCGCTGAGAGGCATTCAGACGTTCACCGCTAATCAACTTGTTGTAGATGTTCATGATGCGCTCTGGCACACCGGCTGCATTCTGTGCAGTGGCAAACTCTCCTTCGCGCACCACAGAGCCTGGGTCAAGCATTTTCATGTAGCCAAAAATCAGCGACAAGTCACCGACCGCTGTGTCCTCAGACGCAAGCATTCGACCGTAGGCTGACTTGACTTCCTGATAAGGCTTGGTCTGGTTGTTGTACTCAGTACGGAACTTTGACTCAACCTCTGGTCGCTTGTCAGCAGGAATAACGCCCATTGCCATCTGTTTTGCTTCTGCTTCGGCCCGTGTTGCTTCTGCGCCAGATTTCTTTGCCGCAGCATCAGATGCACGGATTGCAGCTTTAGCTTGGTCAATCTGAGATTGAGTTAGGTCGATTTCTTTACCAAACTTTTCTGGGGCGTACTTAGCTTGCGTTTCTCCAACAATAGTTTTAGCGGTTAGTTCCCGCATTTCAAGTGGTTGTTTTGTTTCCAGCCTGGCAGTTGATAACGTCTTGTCGATGTTTTCAAACATCTCTTTTGCACCAGGCATTGATGCAATGATGTACGTCAGACCTTTGAAAGCAACTTCTGGCCCTTGTTTTTCAGCAGTCTCTGCCATGCGCTCATAAAGCGAAGCCTCTTGCTCATCGCCAGATGTACGCTCAGCCAATGCGCGTTCTCGCAACAGTCTGATGCCTGCTGGTGGATCGGTTTGTAGTGCAGACAACACTTGCCCATTAAACCGCAAAACACCTTGCTGCTGTTCTTTGCCGACGCCTTCGATGTACGGGCGAATTGCATCTGCCTGATCTTTTGGCAATATGGACGCAAATGTCAGAGCATCGCGCATGGTTGGCTTTGGATTTGCCAGAAACGTGTCGCGTGCTGTAGCAATTTGTTGTTGCTGTTGCATTTGCTGCGCCAGCTGCTGTTGTTTGGCAATAGCAAGTTGCTGCGCTTGTTGTTGCGCTCGTTGGTTGGCAGCATAGGTTTCACCCAACCGCATACCGGCGATTGCCTGAGCAAATGGATCTTGGACGCCTTGAAAATAGTTGATTGGCTGAACCATCAGAACATCCCTCTTTCTTGATCGGCAAGCATTGAAGTTTGCTGACTACCGATGTTTGTGCCATACCCAAAAGCGGCGCCCAAGTTACCAAGTTGGCCAGCCATTCCAGAAAATGGATTAGTTCCCAAACCTTGGCCTGACGTTTGACCAAAGCCAAAAGCAGCGGGAACGCCGCCAAATGCTTGCTGTTGACCCATGATGCCGCCGGCCTGGGCTGCGCCTTGCTGTCCCAAAAGATTAGCAATGTTTGCGCCAGTTTGTTGTCCAGCCGTGCCAACACCAGCCGCAGATGCCTGGCCTATCCTTGCAAGTTCACCTGTTGCACTCAGGCCGCTAGATGCCAGGTTTTGCGCTACCGTGCCGCCTTGCGCTGCCAAGCCACCAAGCCTGCCATATTGCTGGTTGATCAATTCGTTAAGAAGTTGTGGCCTGAATTGAGCAAGTGCGCCCTGAAGATTGCCGCCACGCAGTCCACCTGTAGCCGATGCGTTTTGTAGCAATGCGTTTTCACCTTGCCGAGACATGGCTTGAAACTGCTGACCGCCCTCGATGCCAGCAATGGCTTGCCTCTGCGCTTCCGGGCCTCTCAGACCAATTAAAGCCTGCTGCTGCTCAAGTGCTGGTGCGCCGGCCTGCGCAAATTGTTGGAGTGTTGGCAATGCGCCAGCGCCAGCTTGTTGATAAGGTGAATAGCCGCCTAATGCTTGGCCTCCAGCTTGAACGTATGGCGCGAGTAATTGCTGAATAGCATCAAACTGTCGCCGTTGTTCATCAATGCCGCCTTGCGCTGCACCTACCTGGGCCTGTGATGCACTGCTGGATGCTTGGCTCCCTTCAATCGCACCACCGATAGCAGCGCCAATGGCTGGAGAGCCAAAGAATGAACCAGCAACACCACCCAAAATGCTTAATAAACCCATGTCAACACCTCAATTTCTTGGATGCCGCTGGTAGCAATTTTCTCAGCAGCAGAATTTTCGCACATATTCAATCTTCAGACTCGCGTTCTTCCCAGGCTTGGCAGGATCGCAGGTCATGGCAGATGAAATCAAACTTTTCACAGTAGCCGCGAAACCCTGCGCCGGTGTCCCAATCGTTGCGGGGGATGCGCTCCATCTTGGCCTGGGTCATGGTGCTGTTGTCGTAATACTCGCAATTGCTGCACCGCCTACGACGCGCTTCCTTCTCGTCAACCTGCATTGCCTTACCAAGTGCCACCCAGTAGGTTTTGTTCGCTCCTGGCTCGTTTGAAGGCTTCTCAGGGCCAAGCATCCAATCGTCAATCACTACCTGAGTGTTTTTCTTGTTCTCAGATGCCGTGATGAACTCATCTTCCATTGGCAGGCCGGCAAAGCCTTTTGGAATCATCATAAATTCTTTCATGGCTGTCCTTTAGGTAATCTCGCGGCCTGATGCGCGAATCGTCAATGATGTGGCTGCACTGGCAATGGTGCTGATAAACCCACTTTGTTCAAGCGCCTGGCCGACCAGTTCGGGGAAGGTGTAAGTCTCGTCTGGTGCAATGCTACGAGCATCCACGATCAAGTTGGAAGTAGCCGCGCTGCCGCCGCTGGTAACCAGGTTAACGCTGATCGTCACATTGCCGGCCGTGGTGTTGGTGGCTGTGAACTTGTCAATCAGAGTTTTGCAGTTGGTGGCCGTGTACTGTGTAGTTTGTGCGTTCTCTGCCTGCTTGGCTGGAATCAGAACTTTGATTGATACGGTCATAAAGGTTCCTATTGTTCGGTCTGGGTGACGGCAAGAATAACCGCTGGTGCTGCTGGCGCAAATGCTGTAGCCGCAACAGTGGCAATGCTGACGTTTGTGCTGTCGGATGCGTACATTACTTCAATAAAGTCGTTTGCCGCTAGTGAATACACCTCATTGAGCGAAACAACAATGTATCCATTGTTAAGCGTAATGGATGCAACCCTTGCTGAATTTGGAAAATCTGTGGTTCCGTTCAGTCGCAACCATACCCAAATTGACTTTTGTGAACTATTTGTTGACGTAATTTGAACTGATGCTGCAATGTTGTACAAGCCAGCCTGATCCACGTAAATCTCTGACGTTGTTGTTCCAATATAGACGCCGTTGGCTATCTCTGTATTAGTGAAAAGCAGTGGGTAATCCGTGTTTGCTAACAGTGGAGTTTGGCTGTTAGTCTTGGTGAATTCACCGTAATACCTTTGCTGTTCAATCGTTGGTCTGACAAAGATAACGCCAACTGTAGAACTTACTTTTAATACCGCAGCGACTGGCACTACATTGTCTGGGGCTGTAGGTTTGACGTTGGTAAAACCACCAGCAACAGTAGGAGAAGCATACAAAATATCGCCTACAGAATAAGCACTGGTATCAAGATCTCGCACATATCCAAAGGTTGTGCAGTAGCCTTTTTCTCCGGTATCTGGCAGATCATGCGTCATGACACCTAAAACATACAACGTAGGAGTTGATCCATTTGCAAGATATGGTGCTACCGCTAACGTCGAATCAGGAACAACGCCGGTAAAGCCTACAACCGTTCCATTTGGAATAGTCACGCCAGTGTTGTTTTGAACACGGGCATAAGTTTCCATTCCAATTTGCTGGACAACTCCGTACTCCATTCCCAAATCAGCAGTTTGATCGGTGCTATTCCAAGCCAAACGACGAATTCTTGATACGTGAGCAGCTACATTCAAATCAATGTAATCAGTGACTAATGAATTGTTGTTTTGTACAGGTGGCGCAAATAATTCAATGTTTTTTGCAAGCTGGCGCAACTCATCAAGCGCTTGTTGAACCTTGGCACTTAGAACTGCACTGTCTACTGCTGAATCTTGCGCCAGAACGCTTATCTGGGCTAGTGCGTTGTTGGCCGTTGCCGCTGCTGTGTCTGCTTGGTACTCAAAGTCTGTCCCAAGGATGACTTGGATTTCATCAACGACTGAAAACAATAGCTCAAACTGTCTGATTTGCTGCTGGTCGGTCAGAAAAGTAGTGAGCTGATCTCGCGTGAGATTGAGCCGGCGAGAAATAGGCGCGGTTGCCATCAGTAGGCCAATGCTTCAAGTTGTGCTTCCAGACGCATGAATGACAGGTGAGCGTCACTATCGCCGCGGAATCTTTGAATGCGCCAGTTCTTCATATGGCCTTGTTGAAACCACGCCAGGCGCTTGTTGGCTCCTGTAGTGCCGACGCTGACGCTGCGGTCTTGGCTCCAGGCTTTGCCGTCCACGCTGTAGCTGGTGCTGATTTGCGGGTTTGTTCCGATTTCTACGCTGCCGGTCAGTGCCACCAGTTCAAGGCGGTTGAAGATCGCGCCATTGCCCTCGTTATAGACAATCTCGGTGCCAAACTCCCAGCGTACTTGCTGACCGTAGTGATGGCCAGTGTCCTGCACCAAGTAGCCAACATTTGTTGACTGTGGATCTCCAATCAGCCAGCGGTTGTAAGCCCAAACAAAGTTTTGTGCGCGGTACTGGGCGAATCCTACTGTGCTGGTTGTCAGGATAAACCAGACTTGTTCGCCAAGTTCCTGAGTTGCAGTTGCATCAAAAACTAGTGTCTTGTCTGGCAGATGGACATACAGATGCTGATGATTCTTGTCGTTGCGTGATTCCAGCTTGACCAGCGCCAGCTGCGCCTCGGTGTAGTTCAGCAGGATGTTGTCAATCTCTTGCGTGCTGATCTTTGTCGTGTTGGCTGACACACCCAAGAAGATGCCTGGAGCCTCATTGCGGCTGCTGCCAAGGAAGGCCATGCTATCAACAAACACGCAACAGCCTTGAGTTCCAATTGATCCACGGGGGATTTGTGCGCCATCAATACGCGCAAAAGGAAACAGATCACCGCCTACGTTGTCAAACACCTCGATGGTGTGTCGATTCAGTGCATAGACCTCATTGCGCAACTTCAGAAGAGCCACCACGGGGTCGGGGTCGACCTCTGAGCTTCCATACTTCAGCGGGTTAACCTGCATGGGGTCTGTCAACTCGGTAACAATCAGAAACTCGCCGTCGGTGGTCATGAAGTAGCCATCCACCCAAACCACATCAAGCACGATTCCAAGATCAGGATCAGTGACCTGTCTCAGAATTGGAGCTGTTGGGTTCCACGGCAATGTGGCTGCGGTGTTAACTGGAATCCAGTAATAGAGACGCTCACCGGAAACGATGGCCAGCACATCAAAGCTGTAATCAAAGATGACAAGGCCACCAGAGCCAACATCACCCAGCACGGTCACGGTGCCATCACTTGCCACGGTTACCAGGCTAGTACCCATAACCCGATAACAGATGCCATTCCACTCAATGCCGCCGCGGTCAATGCCTGGGCCTGTTCCGTTGGCTACTAGGCCATCACTAGGACGCAGAAACCCATTGCTGATCCCACTCTTTTTAGCAACAGGAACCATGTTCACCGGGTAAGTGGTGCGCAGCTCTGGCGTGTTATCAGCGTATATGCCGTTAAGTATTAAGATTTGCATTACTTCGCCTTATTTCTGGCAGAAATGCGCTTTGCCTTGGCTTGTGCGCCAGCCTTGCTTGATGCGCCCCATGCCCTCAAACTCAACAGCAGTCGGGTTGGTTCGCCGTCTTTGTACTCAGGGCCAGGATTGCCACCCATACGGGCCAGGAACGACGCTCTGCGCGGATTGTCACCAGACTTGACAGGAGGCTTCAGATTCATGCCCTCGGCCTTTGCAGCGGCCCTTCCCTTGGCGTTCAATCCACCTTTAGGGTTCTGGCCTTCTTTTCTGGCGTAGGCTGGCATTACGCAATCCGATACCAAGAATTTGTGGCCTGATAAAACCGCATTCTAAAGAAGTCTTCCGCAGCCAGAGTTGTCGGATAGCCAAAAGCAGCCGCAGCACCATTCAGCGCCAGCGTAAAGGTTGTGATCTGCTGTGTTGTCGTTATCAGTATTTCGTTGCCATCAGGTGTACCTGTATTCAGTGACAACGTAATAGTGCCAGTGGCCAGTGTTCCAGCCGGCTGTAAGAGCATCCATTGCTGTTCACTGACTGGTGTTGGTGCTGTGATGTTAAAACCAGTTCCAGGCGTGTACAGATTGGTTGAAACCGTTGGCGCTGCGAATGTGCTTTGAAAGTAGGTCAGCAGCTGGTTGATGGAAACCTTACGCGCATCACCATTGTTTGGCACATAGATGGGCAGCAAATCGCCACCGGAAACTTGGCTGATGCCTGCGAGTTGATTGATGGTTGGCATATTAATCCTCAGTTGTATTCCAAAACGCCATCTTGACCTGCAATGACAGGATCAGCAGGACGCCGCAAGAATGGAGTGTCGTAATTGCGCCAGGATTTGTTGCCTGCGCCGGCCGGCATCGTGCCTGGCAGTTGCTGCTCTGGTGGCATGGCTGCGCGTGACAGAAGCGTGTTGTACGATTCCTTCGCCGTCATCTTGGTGTCTGGCATAACCTGCTTGCCGTAGCTTGGTGCCAGCTTGATTGCCAGATTTGTGTAAATGGCTTCGTTTGACGAATCGGGAACGTCTGTTTGCTCGTCCAAGTCGCTATCTTGTGGACTAGATGGCAACGGATAGCCCAAGCGAATGCCGAGCGCGTTCCAGGCTGCAATCATGGTATCCAGCCGGCGCAATGCACTTTGCATTTGTTCTGGCGTCAGATCAAAGGCGTAGCTGGCTAGACCAATCTCGTCAAAGGCTTGGGTGACAAATTCGCGCTTAGTCCAGCCCATATTATTCCTTTAGCTTTTCGTCAATCAGGTTGGAGAGTTTCTTGTTCCTGGTGCGCCCATCAAACTTGATGCCAAGTTCAGTAGCCTTGCTTTCCAACTCTGCGCGAGTAGGTGGCGCGTCATCATTGATCGGATCGGATTGGATTGGCTCAGATTGGATCTGTTTGGCCAACTTGCGCCAGTCAAGAGGTTTTCCAGGCTTCTTTTTTTTCTTGATCTTGATCGCCCACTTTGGTTTTGGCTTCTTAGGTATTGTCGCCTTATCACCAGCGGCTAGCACAGCAGCAGCAGATGATTCAAACCAGCCAGCAGCCAAACGCTCGTCCCATTCGGTCTGCGAGTTGACGGCAATGTATTTGTACGTTCCACCACCCGTCCGGCGATGCGTTCCAGGGCTTTGGTAGGCAATGGCAGGGAAGATCATTATTTCTTGGCCTTTGCAGGGGCTTTGCCGGGCTTTCCAGCCATTTCAGCAGCCTTCCGAGCCGTGGATAGCGCCACAGCAATTGCTTGCTTCTGGGGCATTCCTGCTTTGATCTCTTTGGCAATGTTTTTGCCAATTGATTTCTTTGAGTAACCCTTGGTCAATGGCATGAAACACTCCTATGAAGAAAGGGGGGCCAGCGCCCCCCGATCCTATTGCCGATTAAGGCTGGTTGAACAACAAGATGCCAGACATTTCAGGCTGCTTGTTGACCACGCCGAACAGTGTGTCCAGACGATACTTGATGGTCATGCTGTCGATGTCGTAGAACTTCTGCATGACCAACTCGACGCCCTGGTCGGTGCTGGCACGCATCACTGCGGTTCCAGCATCGGATGGGACAGCGTAGCGGCCTGGCAGGATTTCCAGAGCATCTTTCTGCCAGAACACGTTGATCGCAGATGCGGCAGTGTTGAGCCAGTTGATGGCTGCGGTTGCCGACTCGGTGACCACTTCAACGTTCTTGTATTGCAGTTCCGCATCGGTCGGAGCATTTGTAGCGCCAATGATGGGGGGGCTGATCACAAGGGTCACACCGCCACCAGGAACGCTGATCACACGGAAGGTTTTCAGTTCGCCAGTCGACTCTTTGGTGATGTGATGCACAGCCTCGACGCCATCAATGGTGAAGCAATCGCCAGCAACCACGCCAACAGAGTTAGACACGGTAACGGTCTGGTAACGGTTGTCAACGTTGATCTGACCGCCCACGGATGTGGAAGTGGCTTGAGGAACGTAATCAGCCTGTGCGCCATTGGTTGCAATGGTGGTCACGCCACCACCTGCCGCAGCGATGCGGTTGGCGTAGTCGAACTTGTAGGTGTTGAAGCCTGCAACCATGCCAACAAACGAACGCTCATAGGCCTTGTCCGACTTGGGGTTACCAAACGAACGCGAGGCTTGCGACAGGTTGCCGGCCAGACCGTTGTAATCGCGGCTGGACAGACCCAAGAAGCGATCATAGTCAGGCACGCCTTGCTCGTTCATGATCGTGTCGCACAGGCTCACGTCATCGTAGTCACCAGCAGCGGTAGCAATCGGCACCACCAGCGTACCTTGTGCGGCAGCGGTGTTCATGATGGCCACATTGATGTCTGATGCCAACTTTTGCTTGGCAGACTGACCCAAACGGCCTTCTTGCAGTGCATCACGCAGATCCAGGGTAGTCATCTGCCACGGCACGGTCTGGGAGAAACCCAGGGTGCTGGGAACAGACAGCTGCGTCATGTTCTGGTAACTGCCGGCGATGGTCGTGCCAGGGGTGGTCGGGATTGACTGCGCGATGTAGGGCATCGGACGCCAGATCGTGTTGTTTGCCCGTTCCATCATGGTCGAATCGGTGTTGTAGACCGAAACGTGACGGGAAAGAACCAGAAGGTCTTGGAAACCTTCAAGAATGTCTTCGAAGGCTACGCGCTCTTCCTTGCTGAATGAATTTGCCATTTGTAAAGCTCCATTGGTTGAATAAAAAACACGGCATTACTGCCACTTTCCTTACTCACCAATGGGCTGGCGGGGGCCATTCAACTGCTATTTTTATGGGTTAGCGATACCCGTTTTGCGCATTATGCCTTTTTTTGGCGTTTGTATTGTATAACTTTGGTCATGTTGCCTGTTCTGGCGGCTTCTTCGCGTAGTCGTTCAAGCGTTGAATCAACTGCGCCAGATACCCGGCCAGTGCCTGTAACTACTCGTTCAGGTGGTGGTGCAGACTTGCGATTTGTTACTTTCATGTCTTTTTCCAATTTGGCCACAGCAAAAGCGAACTTCACCGGGTCTTTGATTTCTGCCAGTTCTTTGGCTTTCTTGGGGTTCCTGCCAAGCGCATAGACCACTAGGGCAGGGTTATCTGCACCTTGGAGCATTACGCCTTGCTGGGTCACGCTGAACAGTTCCTGTGCTACCGCCTCGGCATCCTCAAAGTCTTTCACGCGAAGTTCTGCACGGGCTTTAGCGTAGCTGTCCAGCTTTGACTGCCAAGCGCGATTCTGGTTTTGCAGTTCGGCATCTTGCCGTGCTTGCTGCTCATCAGTCTGCCGTTTGCGGTCGTACCAGCTTTCCAAAGACTGCTCAAACTTTTCGGCGTCGTAGTCGTGATCTTCAAGTGTCGGTTTCTTGCCAAGAGAGACGGCCTGTGGTGCTGGCGCTGTTTGTTGCAGCCGGCCTTGCAGTTCTTGGTTCTGCCGCTTCAGTTCACGGTTTGTCTTGCGGAGTTCACGCACCCACTCAGGCGCATGGGCCGGTTCTTCTTGCTGCTGCGGTTCTTCCTCGCCAATGCTGACCACAACCTCGTCAGGTTCTTCAGCTGGTTCTGCCTCGGCCGGCGCGTCTTCAATGATCAAGTCCTCTTCGTTTTCCATTGTCTTCCTTCAAACTCACCCAAAGTCGGCTGGGTGGATGCCGTAAGCTGTGGTTTACATTTAGCCAGCTAAACATTAGAATGGTAGCATGACACTATCACCCATCGTCAACACAGACGTAAAAATGCCATCAAAGATGCTCAATGCGCTTGGATTGCATGAGACTCGTTGCGTTGTGACTGGCGTTCATGAAGTCACCGAAAACTCAGTCAAAGAATTTTTATCAAGCAGATATGGCGCGAAGTTTGCCAGCACTTTTGATCCAAAGTTTTTGTTCAATAGCCAAGTTTCTTGAGCAAATCGCTGGTAATCAAACCAGCATAAGGCTTCATCTGCAATGCCCTTATATCAGTAGCCCTTGGGTTTGTTGCGTCAGGAATTCCCCTGGCTTGCACAACTTCAGGCATTAACTCAAAAATATTGCGGTTTTCTGCCAAGGTTCCAATGCCGCGGCCAGGAACACCTCTGGGATATGAAGGGTGACCAGATTCCATCACCATCGGTCTGCTTGAAAAAATCTCACCAACATTCATTACGCCAGCATCTTGGCCAACCAACTGCGCAGGATCTGACACGGCCAATCTAGCGCCACCAATATTCAATCCACCTTTTTCACGGAAATCTACATCCATCATGTCCTTGATGGCTTTTCTAACTTTATCAGGTGCATTTCTAAATTGCTGAACACTTTCAGGATCAGATACACCCGACCAATCTGGAATCATCTTTTTAATTGATTTATCCAAACTCTTTTTCTGAACTTTATTCATTGTGCTGTCTGCATATGCCAGCATTGTTTCACCGGTCATTGATGCAAAATCACCACCAGTTGGTGCCATTCTCCACGGCATATATAACGGGTCTTGTCCTGTAGCTAATTTTATTTCTTCAGCTTGACGCATCAGTTGCTTGACCGGCCCTTGCGCACTCGCCCAAACCTGACCTGGATTGTTGAACATGTAATCCTGACCGCCCATCAACTCAACCGGCCTGTTAAATTGCACGTCATCAATTCCAACCAATTTACCACCAGCTGCCGTGCGATCAGCCATGCTCGTAATAAATGGCCTTCCCTCAAAATCAGCGAGGGAAACTGTCGGGGCTTGTTGAGCATTTGGATTTAACTCAATGTTTCTAGTCATTGATTGCAAACGCTCTTGCTCCTTCACCCTTGGGTCATATCTCGGATCAAATGCACCAAACCCACTTCGACCAGCTGGCGGTAGAGCATAGCTTTCTGCACCCCTGCTCATGCCTTGCAGCAGTTCAGACCCAAAACCGCCACGCTCCATAACCATCGGTACAGCACGCTCTGCAAAGCGTTCACCGGCCCTACCTGCTGCCATAGCGCCTGCGCCTACTGGCTTTGCCCCTGGTAGCATTTGCAGCGCTGTGCCTATTGGATAGGTCATTGCCTGCGCTTCTCTTACCCTGGCGGTGTTGGGATCCAGCACGCTGCCGCCCATCTCATCAGGCGCCATTCCAGCCAAACCAGCCAGGCCACCAAAAACAGCGGGGTACTGTTGACGCAAATATGGGTCTTCCGGCCGTTGCAATTGCTGTGCGCCCAATATGCTGCGGCTGAATGCGCCGGCTGGGTTTACGGCTGACTGTGCCAATGCCTCACGCGCCAGTTGTCTGATATACGGGTCTGCCATGATTGCGCCTCAGTGAATATTGATGCCAAGCACCGCCAGTATCTGCCGCGCTTCAAACTCTTGCATGGCCATCAGTGCCGTGATCGTGTCTTCCTCGTCCAGCAAGAAAGCGCTAAGTGCTGCTGATGCCTCTTGCAGTTCTTTGCTCTGCTCTGCCTTGTTTTTGTAGGTTACTTGCAGTTTCGCTAACTCTTTTTGCAGGCCGGCCAGTTCTTCCAGATCGCCATCGTAGTTCACCAGCTTGCGTGCCAGGCGTTGCGATTCGGTGTGCTTTGCTAGTGCCTGCCTGATCTGCTCCAGCTCTGCGATGCTTGAAGTCTTGCTGTCCAGTTCTTTGAGCAAACTGGCTTCATATATCGCACGCTCTCGCCCCCATCCCTTTCTACTGCGCTTGGCAGATGAACCTCCACCATCAATAACCGGCGGTGGCGGTGGCGGCGGGGGTACGCTACGTGACTGGAGAAGCGTTAAAAACACGTTACATCAGGGTTTGCAGGGCATCAATGGTGGCCTGGGTCTCGCTGATCTCTCCTTCAAGTCTCAGCACCGCCTCAAGGTCTCCTGACGCCATAGCGGTTGATTTAGCGCCATTCAGATAGGCCAACTTGTTGGACATCAGGGTGACAAGTTCTTGCATCTTCATACCAGTACCACCATTTCTTGAGCGACCGTAGACAAGTGCGATTGCAGCAGAATCACATCGTAAGTGTCCGTGCCGTCATTTGCGCAGTAAGCGGCCATCCGCTGACCAAGTGCCGCTGTGCCTGACTGTAAAAAGTCGGTTGGCGTAAACGGTGAAAGCACCCGGTTTTGTACGTCAAAACGGTACATTTGGTTGACTGCTGAGGCAGCGTACACGTTAAGGTAGAACATCCTGCCTTCATTTTCAAATGGTGCCGGGCATCCGCAAGTGCCAACTGTTAGGGCCACCGCGCCGTCGTAAACAATTGCGCCCGTCCAAGTGCCGGTAATTGACCCCGCAATATCCAGCACATCCAGCGTGGCAGAGCCACCTCGAAAAAAGTAACAGAAAGACTGGCGCGCGTTGCGAGCAACACCGGGCTGAATACCAAACGATGGTGCCCACATACCGCCAGACGCATTGGCCGCTGGAGCAGCACCAAAGTACGTAGTTGACCACGCGTTGGTCAAGATGTTGTTGGTGCCATTGTTAATGGTAGCGTCAGAGTAGTTGTACGTGTAAACCGTGTTCGTTGCAGTTGACCGTACCAGCATCAAGTTTGGCAACTCAATGACGTATTTTGCTAGAGCAGACGGCTGAGTTGCCCATGCGGTACCCGTTGTGTACACAGGGCTTGGGCCTGCTGTATGGCTGGCAATAACTCGGCGCTGCCCAACTGCCGCTGGAGTTACTGTGTCCTGAACGATCCTGATCTGGAAGTTGCGGAATTCATTGGCTGCCACAACAGCATCGCCCAAGGTAGCTTGGCCGGTCAGTGTGCTTGCACCAGAGGCTGTAGCCGTCAGGGCGGAGCGTGTTTCCAAGCCAGTGTCATAGACAAACGCGCCTTTGATCATGCCTTCGCCGGGAGTGCAATCGTAGGGTACGTATTGTTCATCCAGCACCATGATCGAACTATCCGTGCCGACCGTAGCAGGCAACCCGGTAATACTCAAACCGGTAGACAGCGTATTAGATGCTACTTCCAACGACCGCCAAGCATTTGCTGCCATGACACCAGCAGACAGCATGAAAACACGACCGGCAATGATTTCGTACCGCGCACCAGTCGCAGGGGTAAATGTAAACGGTGAAATGACATGAATCGTCGGTGTAGTGCCAGCCGTGTTGGCATCAATATAGCGTTCTTCTGTTTTGCCAGCAACGGTATCAATGATGCGCAGCTTGAACCCGTACTCTCCTGAGCCGCCACGGTTTGCCAGCATATTGAGACCGACCGCCGTTGGTAACGCAGTGGACAATGTAACTTTAATCGTCGTCGAGCCAGCAGCAATGGTTCCAACCAGTCCAAGCGACGGCGCAAAAGCCATTGCCGAACCGGCGCCAAAAGTGCCAGCCAATGCGGGAGACTGAACAAAGTTCCAAGACTTGGTGACGATGTTGAAGCGGTTTAAAACCGTGGCGTTAATCAAGTTGTAGACAAATGGATTACGTGATACCCCAGAGCGCAGATCAGATACTACCGAGGTAGCCGCAGCGCTGGCATTGGGTGCCGGGGCGACTTGCGCCCACATCAGCCTATCAATAACTTTTTTGAATGTATTTGCCATGTTTGTTCCTTATGTGATTCGATTGCGAACTGCCGCTTGCCATGCAGCCATGTTGCCGCCGTTGACCAATATCTGACCTTGAATATTTCCAATGTTGGCTTGATTGGTGACTGTGCTGATGGTAGAGACAGTTACGGTCCCTGATTCAACAATCACTGTTCCTCGTTGGCGTTGCAACGACTTGTCGTAACCCTGCGGTGCGTTCAGATAGTTCAGCATCCGAGTCAACAGCAAGATCATGCTTTGCAATGACTCTGCGTTATTGACATCAACAACCGAGAGTGGAACGGCTCGTAACTCAGCATCTGTTAATGGCCCAGTAACGGCCAGTGGCGTTGCAGAAGTAATTGGGAGAGGGTTGGCCGCCGAAACATCAACTGCCTCCCCAATCCCGCCAATTCCAAGTTTGATTCGCTGGTGAAGAACACCAGCAATCTCGTCAGCAGCAACCAGTGCGCCTGTGCCTGGCGTGTAGCCTACATTGTCAGCCATTTATTCCTCCGTCTCGATTCGAGTGATTCGGCCTTTTTCGCGCACGACTCGCTTGGGTTTGTTGATTGACTGAATTGCTTTCTCAACATTCTGAGTGGCTTGCGCAACATTCTGGGTGTTGCTGGTTGCCAACTGCTCCATTGCGCCACCGATTTTATCCACTGCCTCGGCAATGCCAGACACTGCCGCCTGCATCATTTCGCTGGCCATCACCATGCTGTCATTGGTCGTTCGCTCTGCGCGTAGCTGCTCGATCTGCGTGTCGGTGGCCTCAACGCGATTCCGCTTTAGCTGGTTCTCCAGGCGCATGGCCTCGATCTCCAGCAAGGTCTTCTCGTCTATCGGCATTTGTTGCTGAGGTTGTTGCTGCGCCGGCTGCTGCTGTTCGCCACCGTCCATTTCGCTGATCTTGGCAAAGGTCTGCATGGTTTGAGCGTTTTTCAGCTCTGCGCTGGCAATGGTCTCCACGGTGTCGGCCCTGGCCTTGGCTGCTTTGGCGCTTGCTTCCTCTGCTGCGGCTTGCAGATACATCGTGTTCGGGTCTTGCGGCTGGCCTTGCATTTCGGCCATCAGTTCTTCGGCTTCTTTGTCGGTCGGCTTGATCACACCCATTCGCAGCAGCTTCTTGCGATAGTAAGCGTTCGCATCACTGATGCCTTCGCCTTCCATGTTCATCATTGCCATTCCGCCCAGCACTTGCAGCGTCTCCGGGTCTTGCGTGATCTGCATCATCCCTGTCAATGCGCGAACCGTAGCCGCTTTCTTGCTGCTGGACGATGGGCCAACATCTACGTTCACATCAAAGGTTGCGCTGCTCAAATCATTGGCAAGCACCATTGCGCCAGTCTCTTGGTCAATCGTTGGCTGCATCAGTTCGACCGAATCTGTCTCACCGCTGGCGGTAAGCGTTTTCATCTTGCGCTTGTTCTCAGTGTAAATGTCCCTGGCCATTGACAACCAAACCTCACCGCACCTTTTCATGCCTTTTGCAAAGTTTGACAGGTAGATAAACGTCTGCATATCCACTCGTGCCTGAATCATCTCGACCGCTTTACCGCTTATTCCGCTGACCATCTTGTCAGCACCTTGCGGATTGCCAAGGATTTCCTGCATATCGGTTTCAGTTATTTGCAGCAGTGCGGCCATTGCCGGGGGGATTGCTGCGCTGCGCGTGTACGCTACCGGCCCACTGATGGTTTGCTCACCATTCGGCCCTGTGATCGGATTTACCAGCAGGTAAGGGTAATCCTTAAGGTTGTCTTCAGCCCACATCATTTGATGGCCAGCAACCTGCTCTGGCGTCAGGATTGGCTTCTCAATGCTGGACAGTGCCGAGATTTCACCCAGCTTTGACAGCTGCATGTTCTTGAGGCGTTGCGCATCTTTAGCCAGGCGAACATGGCCCATGCACCGCTCGATGTTGTCGACAAACCAGCGCTTGCCAAACACCGCAATGATCGGAATGCACTTGCCGGCAATGTAACCAGCGTCTTCCAGCACCCGGCCACCAGACATAATGTACTTGCGCACTTTCTTGCGCTTTACCCGTTTCTGTCGGATTTCCCGGCTACCGACTGCGGCCAGGGTTTCTTCTAGCGTCTCGTCCTGCTCAAAATCTGCCGGGCTGTAGCGTTCCTCTGATCCGTCAATCGCCTGGAAGATGCGGATTGTTTCGCTTTTTTCCTCGACCTTGTAGTATTCGGCCACATAGACCACATCAGGCGTACACCAGTCAAATTCAAACTGATGGATGATCTTAGGCCAGTCTGTCGGGTCGTCGCCCCAGGTGTCTTTGTAGGCCTGGCGGGTCATGCTAGTGACCTCAAAGCAATATTTGGCGTCGGATTTGTCCTGGCGCTTGGCACCTAGATCAAAGAATACCGAACTGTCAGCGTCAAAGATTGGTTCAATACGGATGCGCTGCCGGTCGTCTTCGTCGTTTTCCTCGT